TCTGATTAAATGTGAGGTAATTTGTTTGTGAAGTGATTATTCTAGTTCAATATCTTCAAAAGAATCAGAATTTGAATCAGGATTTTCAGAATTTATTCTATCCCAAATATCTGCATGTCTTTGACCGTGTTTTTTGATGAATTCGTCTTTGGTCATTTCAGCTGCATCTGATTCCATGTCCATCAACCAACCTTTGACTGCACCTTCTTTAAAAGCAGCATAGTCTTGAGTTAGTTGTGATTTAATTTTTTCCGCTAATGAAATTTCATCTTCTTTCACAGCCATTGGATTGTCGCCTGGGTGACTTCTGGCATACATCTTTTTCTTCTTATGAAGGTCATCACCTGTGGGATCCACTGTGTCTGGTATTGAGGCATATTTAGGATCTGGAGTGGTGCTAGCTTGATATCTGTCATCCTCACCCACTGATTTCTCTTCAGCTTCTACTGGAGCAGCTACCACATCTATTTTGGCAGGTACTGGTGGTTGAAGTCCTGCGCTCTTAAAAATTTGCATCATTTGATTTATCTCATTGGCATCTGTGCCATACATGCTGATATTAAGAGCGGTTTGTTCAGTTAAATTAATTTTTTTAACTTCACTGGTCAAATCTTTTTTGCTTTGAATGTTGTCTATTTTATTTAAAAAATCTCTAATGTCCATAAAACTATTTAGCTCCTGTTTTTGTAAATGGAGAAGTATTACCTTCTGCTTTGTTTGACATTTCTTTTGCGTCCTTAGGAGTTTTGATTTCAGCCACTGCGTTTGGTGTTGCTGATTCTTTTCTTGCTTTTTCTAATTCTTTTAATAATTCCATTACTCTTTGATTGCCCACTTGTTTTTGTGCTTTGGGATCTGCTTGTTCTAATTCACTCTCTAATTTTGCTTTTTCTGATTCTTCTTTGCTGTCAATAGTAGCATCAAGATCTTGAGCATCTGTTCTAGCAATCACATGTGAAGTAGGAAGTTTAGTAATTAAACTGATGTATTGTTGTAACACTTGAGGAGTGGTCGGATATCCCAACTCAGCATCAAAATATGTTACTTCTTCGTTTTGTAATTTAGGAAAATCTAATGGTCTTTCTTGAATAGGAGTTTTTCTTCCTTTGGAAAGATTTAAACAGTCGTACTTTTTTAATGCGTTTTCTAACTCGCTTTTGATATTTTCAGGCAATGCACCTGCTAAACCCAGTTTAAATTTGTAGGTTTTTTTGCTTTCTGCCAGTATTTTTTTAAATTCCGATTCCATATGTGTTTATTTATCCATATTTTTAAGTTTTTCAATCAAACTGTTGCGATCAGTGACCACGTATCCTTCGCCCTGTACCATGTTGGAATCGTCAATTCCACCATCTCTATCCATTTTTTGCTTGCGGATTTGTAGGTCTATCATTTTGAGCTTTTTATCGATTTTGGCAGCTTTGGCATCCAGTGTTGTTTTAAGCATGTTGCCTGCCACTTCAAATACCCTACCACTATATCTACTCTCCACGTTCATGCCCAAGTCCATTAAATCGTCATAGGCAGTCATGGCTTTTTTGGCTATTTCATCCAGTTCTTCGTCAGCCATGGTTCCTAGATCTTTTACCATAGGCAGTGCTGCAGTGATCTTATCAAATTCTGTGATATCACGAATGGTTTCTTTTTGATTTTCCAAAGATTTATCTCGTTCTTTCTTATTTTTTTCTTCGTTCACGATGTCTTTGGATTCTGGTAGATTTAGTAAATCTTCTAATTTTTTGGTCATGGTAGTATTATTTATCGGCGTTTGTTGCCTTGGTGGAAAATATCGGTTTCGTTAATCACTCTAAATCTTAATCCTTTTTGTCTACACCACACAGTGGCAGCTTCCCATTTGGCTTGATTTAAAATATAACTGGCTTGATTGTTTAAATTTTTTCCTACTTTTTCTCTCAATGATTGATTCTGAGGTTTAATCTCAACTATTTCTGCATGCTGTTGCCCACCTTTATCTACATAGTTGATAAAAAAATCTGGCACATATATGGTATATCTTCCAGTCAAAGGATTTCTGTAAGGTATTCTCACTGCTTCACTAGCCCATTTAGCAATGGCAGGACTTTCATCACAAAATTTCATAAAAGCAAATTCCCAACTGGATCTGTATAAAGGATCTTTGGTTCCCATATATTTGTCAGGATTTTTTAAAGTGAATTTACCTTGAGCAAAACGTCGAGGCATAGGATTATACCACTATGTTGCGTTTTTCAAATTGATTTCTTGAATCGTCAACTTTGAATCCCAAAGTAGAAATCTTTGATCTGTTCACGTTTAAAATTTCAGTTACAATGTTACTCAGTTGTAATTCAGTCAATCCTTTCAAAGTGTCCAACAGTTGGAAAATATTTACGTTATCTAATCTTGCTTGTTGTAATAAAATTGTGGATATATTGATTGCTGCTATTCTATCAAAATTTCTTTTTTCAAAAAATCCTATCACAGCATCCACATCTTGTGCTGGAAAACTGATAGGTTCAACGAAATATTTGTTAAAAAAATTTTTAACTGGTTGAGCACTATCGGTATTTGTAATTGGAATTGGAATATTATTTGTATTGTCAGCCATAAATTATCTCTTTTTTAATACAGCAGTGGTTAGGTTATTGGCCACTGGCGTGTTTTTTGGAAATATAGTATTGGCCACTCCACTCACATTAGTTTGTCCTATGGCACCAATACCATCTTTTAATATTTGATAACCTTCTTGTCTCAAACCTTCTTTGTTTAATTTTTTTAAATTTTTTAATCGATTGGCAGTTTGAATAGCTGTTTTTAATAAACTGCCAGCACCAATTCCTCCTGATTCAATGTCGCTGAAAGCACTGTTGTCAGCACCTAATCCAAATAATCCACCCAACACTCCACCCACACCAAACAAACTGGTTGTGCCACCACCAGCCAAAGATAAAGGACTGGGAGTTTTATCATAATGTCTTGTGGCAAAACCTTTTGGAGTGGTTCCAGCAACCACAGGACCTCTGCTGTAAAACACTGTTTCATATTCTATGGTCATGCTGTTGGCCACTGTGTCGTTACTGCCGTATGACAGTGTGTCATGTTGCCATGCAGTAATGATAGGATTAACCAAAGTATAACAAGTGTATCTTTTTCTACCCATTTGATAAATTTGTATGGTTCTAAAGAACGGTTGAAATGAATCAGAATCCATACCATATTTGTAGCCATTTGCTTCAGGACCACTCACAGCATTTCCTCTATTGAATTCTTTGGGTACAGAATCATTAGCTACACCATTGGCATTTTTCTTGCCATAGTTGCCGTCTTTGAAATAATATCTGTAATACATCTCCCACATAGCAGTGGTTATTCCAAAGTTATCATCATGAAATACCACAGTTATAGGATCGTAATTGATTTTAGTTTGTAATTTTCTTTTTTTATTGTATTGATTTTTGGTTTGTGTATCTATGGTATATTTGGGAAGATCCACAGACTTTACTAACATATTCAATTCTTCTTGAACTGTGCTGGAAAAATTAGGTATAATTGCCGCAGCTTGAGAATTAATATTGAATGACACGTGATAAAGAAATTTTTGATGAGGAGCCAGTCTAAAACTGTCATCCGTAAACAATCGTGCTGCGTGTTGATAATCTGCAAGATTACCTTTGGGATTAAGAGTACCTTTGAATAGGTTGTCTAAAAATCCTTTTAATAAATTTGCCATACTAATATTTATGTGCTGTAAATCTATGCTGCTAAAATAAAAAAAGGGGCCATTTAGACCCCTTTTTTGAATCAATTTAAGATGTTTAAATTATTGTCCGCCGCCTGTAGCAAGAGTGTTAATGGTTCTTCCAATAGCTGTGCCAATTCCTGTGCCTTGAGGAGTTTGGATAGCATTGTCGTAAACAATGGTCAACGCAATTGATACTGGATCATTGGTTGAATAAGATAAAGTTTGATAATTGGCTGATTCAACATAGCAACCATATATTTCAAAAGTTTCTAATACGTTGGCAGCGTTGGCTCCATTACCACCATCTAATATTTCAATTCTAGTTACAAATTTGTAATCAGATCCTGAAGCAGCAGCTGATTGTTCAAAGAAATCAAATTGTTTCTGTAATTGTTCGCCTACTAATTTTTGTACGTTGTTGTTCACATCTTCTCTTAAATTTAATGTGATTGGTTCCCAAGTGTGTTTACCAGCAAGATAAACTTTAGAGTTGTACACATCCAAAGTAACTTTTTCAAAACTTACGTTGGGTCTTGTAACATCTATAACTTGTTTAGTTAATTCTGTTGTTGGAGTCGATACACCAAAATTTTCTAAAGTTACTCTGAAACGATACGATAGTTTTGGCATCAACAGACCTTGATTGCCCGCACTTGCATTGCTGGCCAAAGGAACTGTCAATTTAGATAATGTAGATATACTCATTGTTTCTCCTATTGCTAGTATTTATTAAATTATAAACCTGCTATTTCTCCTGTGTTTTTTAAACGTAACGGTATGTAAATGAACTCAACTGCTTTAACTGGTTCAATTGCTATGTCCAAGTACAATTCATTACGATCTATTCTGGCTGGAGTATTGTTAGTTTCGTCGCACACTACGATAAAGTCATATAGTGCTCTTTGTCCAACTAGCTCTAGCAATAAACTTTCAACTTGTTGTTTGATTTCATCTCTTGTGATTTTGTCATTGGGTTCAAACACATATGGTTTTGCCAATTTGTTCAATTGACTTCTTAAGTAGATAACCAAACGTGCCACGTTAATTCTGTCCAAAGCTGAAGCATTTCTTGCTCTAGTTTTTTGACCAAAGTTAACTAAACCAGCACCTGTTATGAAAGTGATTGGGTTAACATTTGAAGTGTATAATGTATCTCTTTGACCTTCATTCAAAGCCACGCTAACAAATTCACCTTCTGAACTGATGTAACCTGCTGCTGAAGCGTTTGTAATTGTGCCTCTTCTAGTACCTGCTGGAGCAAACCATGGATAAGAAACTTGATCGCTTAGAGCAAATGTTCTTAGTATCATGTGACTGGCTGGTACCACAACGTCGTTGCCGAAGTTGTCGCTGGTGAATCCTGATGGATAAAACACACCCATGTATTCATCGTATGAAACTAGGCCTTCGTCATTGTCTTGCACTGCTTGATTAACGTTGGTTGCCCATTCGTTTAATGAAGTAGCATCTGGAGTTAATCTAAATGGTGAATCTCCTATAACAAAAGCACTTAGACCTCTGTCATAGTTTAAAGAAATCATTTCACTGATTAATTCTGAATAACCAGGACATGCTATCAAGTTGAATATTCTAGAAGCATCATCTCTGATTTCTTCATTGCTGTTAAGTAATGCTTGTAATGCTTGAACCACAACTTTACGCTGAGCCAATCTTCCAAAATTACCTGAGCCATTTTCTTTGTTGCCTGATTCAGTTTTCCATCTGTGTGGATAGTAATTGGCCATTGACTCATCACCATTATTAGTATTTAATGCATTAAGATCAATGTAATTTCTCACAAATTTTTTAACATTGAATCCACTTCTGCGTGTGTTGAATAATAACATGCCTTGTGGATAAAGATCTGAATCTGGAGCATCTGGATCTAAATAATCACTTGCTAATAAGCTAGCAATAGATCCTGCTTCATCACTGTTTGCTCCTGATGTATTGTAACGAGCATCAGCAAAAATAATACCATCTTCAGTGGTTTGATCAGTTTTGTCAACCAATACCCAAGTGGTAGAATCTAAATTATATTTGTAAAGTTTAGGATAATTTTCTGTATCACCAGAATCAATCCATAAATCTCCAGTAACTAAAGGATCTCCATTAGATTGAGTGGTAGGTTCGGTGGCTCTCACTTGAGGACCATTTGAATCTGTACCGACTGTTCCATTGGCATAACCAACCCAAGTAGATCCATCATGAATCATAATGTCCACATCGTCCACGATTGAATTGTACCATAATTGTCCATCAGTGGCCAAACTAGTTGGTTGATTTTCACCAGCCACGTAGTCTAGTGGTTTAAAATTAGAAGCTCTGTATCCTGATGTAGCATCTGCATAATTTTCTAAATAGAAATTTGTAGAATCTTCATCTAATCCAAGACTGTTGTTAAGGAAAGTTTTAGATGTAGGATTAGCAGGAAGAATTACAAAATCTCCTCCTTGAGCATGAGTGATCACAACTCTTTTTAAATTGTCCACACTAGCTGAAATGTTTTCCCAACTTTCACCATTAATGGCTGCTGCTACTTTTTCTGCCACTGTTTGATCATTGTCAGTGTTGGCAACTGAGATTTCAATAGCACCTGGAGTCACAGCATGCAAAGTATCATCGCCCACTTGTGTTTCAGTGATAGTAAAAGTGTAAAGAGCATTTACTGCTGGAGCACTAACTGGACTAGATTTAACTATGGTTGCTCCACTAGTTTCTTTTCTTTTGATAATAAAATGAACTTTGTTATTAGGATCTTTGTAAGCATGAACGTATAAAATGCCCACAGGAATATTATATCCGCCTTGTGTTTTGTCTAAACCGTAAATTGCTTCTTGTTGACTAAGGTATAATGGAGCAGAAATTTCTTCCCATAGTTTTGTAGTGGCATTGTATTTTTTGATTTTAAATTTAGCACCTGCGTTAGGTGAAGTGGTTTTAACCCAAACACTTCCTGTGTTTTCATCAGATCCACCAACAGTCTTCCATTGTGGCACTTGAGTGTGTGGTTGAACAACTAATTCAGGAGTTGTATGACTAGCAATCCAAGCAGCACTGCCTACTTCTACCCAAGTGTTGCTAGAATTTTTATAGTATAAAGTATTTGTGAAATATACAGCACTGATAGCATAATCTCCAACAACTCCTACAGATTGTTTAGGAGTATAATCTTCACTAGCAAAGTTGACCACTTGTGTGGTTTCTGTGATTACCATAGGAACTTTGTTTGTGAATGATTGACTTGATTTATTCCATTCAAATATTCCAAATGTAGATGCTTGAGTATCAAACCAGTATGTGCCAGCAGCTGGAGATGAACTAGGTTCAGTTGCTGTGGCTTGTAATTGAGCAAGGTTAATATCAGCTCTTACTACATACGCTCTGTTGCTCACTCCTAAGAAAGAATATGCTGCTTGTAAACCGTATTCGTTAAGTTCACCGCCATGTATAGGATTGTTATTAGTATCTGTATAAAATATTGCATCACCAAATGTTTCACTTAAATCTCTTTGAGAAGTTACAAGATAAGGTTTGCCAGCGTTTGCTGCCAATGTTCCTTGTGCTGTGCCTGTGCCTGCTGAATTGGTTTTATCCTGAGCAGTGGCAATGAAAATCATTGGAACCGTACCTGGTTCCGCTGGTGTATAAAAACTTTCGTCTATTACTGTAACTTGTACTCCTGCTGATACTAGTGCCATATTGTTTTCTCCTATCTATGACTTATTTGAATGTATTTATTCTAATAGCTCAAAAACAAGCCTAATTAACCCAACAAAAAGGGCCAAAAAAGGGCAGCTAAATACGCTATGAGACCTTTGTGTAAAGCCTGTAAACAACGCCCGTGTGCTGTGAATTATCACAAAGCAAACAAGGTATTTTACAGATCCCAATGTGAGTTATGCGTTAGGTACAAAGGCAAACCCATGGGCATACCCAAATGGCAACAGTCGGGATATGTCAAAAAAAATGAGTGTGATAAGTGTTCATATAAGAGCAAACATGCTCAACAGTTTAACGTGTTTCATGTGGATGGTAATCTTAACAACTGTAGATTCAGTAATTTAAAAACTGTGTGTGCCAACTGTCAAAGAGTGTTACAATCACAAGGTATTAAATGGGTGCAAGGAGACCTTGTACCTGACTTCTAAGAGCTTCTATAGTATTATTGTTGTTTAGTTCAGCATCAAATGCAAATCTGGCCCAAGCCCATTCACTGGCATGTATGTCTTTGGGTTCTATGCCCACATCTTGATATATTTTAAACCACAGTGGCAATGTGCCTCTTTTAACCCACCAAACTTTACCGCCAATACTTTTGATCATGTCAGCTTCATTCACAAAACGAACATCTGGAATTACCCAATTGATCTGAGGATTTTCTATAATTTTTTTCTTGGTCAAACTGACCCATATGCCATCATAAAATCCATTACGCATGCATTCTGTGCCAAACTTTTG